AGCTTGCGGAGGGAGTAGGCCGCATGAGCACCCCCGTAGGCGTCAAGCAACGGCGCGTCCTCCATGCCTTGCGTCTTGTAGTGCAAGCCCATGTCCTTCTCGATGGGGTCGAAGTTGGCGCTTTGGTTGCTGTCCCAAATGACCATTTCGTAGGCCCGTGGCGCACCCGCTGACGACGGTTGCGTCTGCGTGAAGATTTTGGTGCTTGCAGACAAGTCGTTTGTCCCGAGGTTTCCGGCGTTGTCTTGCAACCCGTTCAACCGAAGTTCAGAGCTTGAGCCGTTGCCCAAAACGCCGTAGAGGTTTTTCTCGTTTGCACTCCATGCAGAAAGACCAAGCAATTCGGCACCGAAGTTGGCCCGGTTTGCTACGTTGGTAGGCGACCAAAGAGGGCCAAAAAAGAGACGGTTGTAGGTACCTAATTCTGCGACAGCCAAAGCGGTGAAGGGTTGCTCAACGGCTGTTCCCAAGCTGTACTCGGCGTTTGAGCAATTTGCGTAGACATTTCCGTCGGCATCTGTTTGAAGCGTGCCCGCTGCTACAATCCTCGCTTGCTGTTCGTTTGTTGTCTGTTCGAGGTCGTTCCCGTTGCCTGACTGGTCGTACCATTTTTTCACCCGCACGGAGTTGGTCCCGGCGAAGTCGAGCAACGCCTTGGTGTCGAGGTTGCCTTGACCATCGAAGTAGATGTCAATCTCAGGCCACCCTGTGGACTCACGACGCACCCGGATGGCAGGGCCGAGGTAGGCCGAACGCAACTTGCGGAATGAATAAGCCGCCGCCGCGTCGGGGTACTTGTCGAGGAGCTTGTCCTGTGGGCGTGGGAAGACCTGTTGGCTTCTCTCATCAAGCACAAAAAACGAACGGTCCGTGGTGCCCCTAACTTGGAAACGGTGAACGGGGAAAGGGAGCGGCTGTTGTCTGTCGTGGGCAAAGCGGACACGAACCTTAAATGCGTTCGACCCATCGACCAAACGGAACTCGATGACCTGTGAACCATGCGACGCGCTCGTGGTGATGCGGAGCTTGTCGCCGGCAAGGTAACCGCTTCCCCCGGTGGCCGCTACAATGGTTGAGAGCGTGCCGTCAGCGAGGAAGGTGTACGTGAAAGTCGCACCCGCTCCACCCCCGGTCAGTGTAGTCGCCGACACGGTAGCGGAGCCCGCCCCGGTGTGGGTGAAGGTGCCGTTGCAAATGCCGGGCACTTGATTTGAGACGGGGCCAAAGATGTCGTCCGCACTTGTGCGAAGGCCCGCAGTGAATTTGTCGCCGAATGGCACAACGTCGACGTAGACGTCGGCCGCCTCTGCGATTCCGATGTAGCCGTTGACTTCAACGAAGTCGTCGTTTTCGTTTCCCGTAACTAGTGCACGGAGTTTGAAGTTGTTCATGTGAGTGGTGAGTTGCAAGAGTCGTGTTCGTAACCAACGGTCACGGAAAGGTTCAAGAGGACGCCGGACAGCACGTTGCTCCCTTCCTCCTCAAGGGGGACGGTGGAGGCGCTGGCCACGTCGAAGCGATGGGCAAAGGTGAACACCTCCCCACCGCGCTCCATGTCGGCCAAGATGTCCTCGGCTACCTGTTCGGCGTTTGTGATGGCGCCCTTTTGAAAGTCCACTTTGGCTTCGCTGTTGGGCGGGTTGTCAAGGATGTACACCTCGAACGAGTACGTCTTGGAGCTTCCTTCGTAGCTGGCACCCGTGTACACGAGGTGAAGGATGGGGTAGGTCTCCAACTTGTCCAAATCGACGTCGGAGGGCGAGCCGAAAGAGAACGTCGACACGAACGGGTTGGCCGCGACGAATGCCTCGAAACGGTTCACGATGTTGGTGTAGGTTATCATGCTGTCGCCTGTTTGCGTTTGAACTCCAAGTCCTTCAGGAATGCGAGGTGGGTGAATACATGACCGACGGTGAGCTTGGTGACGGCTTCGATGCGAAGAATGTCCTCACCCGCGAGAGAATGGAGGACAGGATACCACCCCCACTTCTCCCCGAAGTCGTCGCCACCTTCGTCGCCGCTTGAATCAAAGAGGACTGCAAAGTGCTCAGAAGTTCGTTTTTGGTAGTCGAAAAAAAAAGCAACGCCCCCGCCACTTGGTCCGCTGGCATATCGAGGAACGCCTCGGCATCTTCCTTGGCCGTGTACGGCTCTATCTCGTAACGGTTGCCCCACTCCCTCGTGACAGGACGAAAGAGCAAAGCCATGACCTTGTGGGCGTTCTTCCAAAAGTCCCCGCAAAGTTGCTCCGCGTCAATCCACTCGCCCGCCGTGAACTCGTCCCAGTTGGGGATGAAGCCGTAGCGCGTGCCGTTGAGCTCAAACGTTTCGAGGTGGCGTTGGGTCTCGGCCTTGCGAAGCGTTTGTAGGTGGTTGTATGCCTCTTGAATGAGTGCCCGGGGCATATCCCTCAGTTCGTCCCAATCGGTGCCCGTAACGGCGCCCACGCACGTCATGGGGTCGTCGGACGTCTCAAGCACCTGAAGGTGGCGCAAGGTGAGGTCGGCAAAAGTGGCGGGGAGGGACAGCTTCACACTCATAAGACGCGTTTTGGTGGTTTGCTTACGCTGTGAAAGTTAAGGCAAAAAAAAAGGACCCGTTGGGGTCCTGTTGGTTGAGCACGCTTTGCGTTCAGTAATCAATGACGTCCTTGAGCGATTCCTTCATGGCAAGCGCAAAGGCTTCCCACAGGATGTCGAGTTTCGCGTCGCCGCTGTTCAGGGTGTGTCCTCCGCGATTTTCAATCCAAATGTTGTAAGCATCCCAACTTACGTTGCGTGGGGAAGGCACTTCCATGTCTGTGGAGTTGATTTCGTCAATGGCGTAAATCTTGCCCAGCGCAAAGGCTTGGTCAATGATGTCAGACAATTCTGAGGGGGTGAGGGTGACTTTTGTCATGGTGGTGAATGTTTTGTTGTTCTTTATTTCAATCCGTTCGCCTGTTTGACGCGTTTAGCGGCACGTAAATAGATGAAGTAGTCTTCTGTATCAAACATTGCCGAGTTCGCGGCGTAGTAAAGCTTGCCGACCTTTTCTTGTGGGCTCAGTGCGCTGTTTTCAATTTGGTTGGCGCGGTCCCAGTGAGTGTTGTTGTTGTTTGTCATGCTGTAAATGTACAGCGTTGCTTTCCGAAAGCAAAACTTTTCTTTCTCTTTTTGGAAACTTTTTTTTACCCGAGCGCGTATTTGCCGAAGTTGGGGTTCGTCTGTGTGTGCGTGATGGCGTACCGACTCGCGTCGATGAAGTGGTTGAACGCGTCCACCGGTTCGTTCAGTTGGCGCCCGTTCTTGTCCTCCTTCCATTTGTAGTTGCGGAGCTCTTTGATGCCGTTCACGCTTCGCGATGTGATGCCCAACGGTCGGGAGCGCAGGAAGTCCAACCCCGCTCGAATGCTGTCGCGTCCCTTGCGTGCTGGGTGAACGTTGAACCCGTGCCCGTGGATTTCGTCGATGCTCTTGGGCTCTGCGCTGTCCGCGACAATCATGGTGCCCCTACCCACCTCGGCGTCGCGTAGGGTTTGCGAGATGGCCGCGTTTGTGAGTCCCGTAGCGTAGCATACCTCGTCCAAGATAAACCCGTGGCCGTCCGTGTACACCTTGACAATGGCCGTGGGGTCGTTCGTGTATCCGAAGTCGAGGCCGATGTTGAGGAGCTTGTATTCGGTCGGTATTTGGTCGAACTCTTTCCAATGGGTGAGGATGGTCGCACGACTCACGCCACGCTCGCCCAACCCGTAGACCTTCCAGTAGTCCGGGTCCGCGTCTTGTAGGCGTTCAATCTCCTGCACGACCGCATCCGGGAGGTGTGGGTTGTCGAGGTACGTGGTTTGGTAAAACGCGGCGTCGTCGCGCGGGATGACCTCGTCGTATATCCAGTGAAACTCGTCGGACGGGTTGTAGTCAATCAAGATGCGCCCGGTGGTCCGAAGCACGAGTTGCCGCCAGTCCTCAAGGTTGAGCTCGTTGGCCTCGTTCACGAACAGGATGTCACGCTTCCGACCGCGCACCTTTTGCGGTTGGTCGATGCTGATGAACTCCACGAGGTTGCCATACAGGATGTACGTGGCCTCGCTCTTGTTGTGGTTGGCTACGTTGTAGATGCCCTCCCGTTCGAGGATGGTGAAGAAGTCGCGCATGACCGACGCACGTATGGCCGGGAAGGTTTTCCGCGCGATGGTGATGACGGCCCCGGCGTTCTCGTTGGTGTGGCAAAGCTCAATCAATGCCGTGAGGATGGAGAACGTCTTGCCGCTACGTGTGCCCCCTTGGTGGACTTGTATTTTGGCTGGCGACTCTTTGACGTGGTAATATGTCGCCGCCTGTCTCACTCGTCGTCGAGGGCTTCGAGTTGTTTGACGACTTCCTTGGCGGCTTCCTCGGTGTCGTAATTGCCGACGATGGAGGCGTTGCCTTCCCTGTCCGTTCCGATTACTTGGTGCAGGGTGCGCTCTGCCTCGGTGCCGTTCTCCGCGATGTTGCGGACGGTTGTGTTGATGGTGTACTTCATGTCGTTGTTGAGTTGTCGTTTCCAAACCATGAGAGCGGCTTCTTCTCGGCCACTTCAATCTCTTGCCTCTCCACGTACCCGCGTCCTTTGCCCTTGGTCTTGAGGAAGAAAATGGTGGCGGCGGGGTTGCCCTCCTTGATGAGTTTGTGAAGGTGGCTCTCGGCAAAGTCGAGCGTCCGCCCTTCGATGGCTTTCACCTTGTCGGCGTAGTCGCTGTCTTTCTTGAGCCAGTCGTAGTGGGTGGACCGATTGATGCCGACCGCGTTGCAAGCTGTCGTCACGATGCCGAGCGACCGTTCGAGTGCTTCAAGCATAGCCTCTTTTTTGGTGTCGGTTTTGGTGGTTTTTAGTGCTTCCATTCTACTTTTTAAATTTCCAACTCGTTGTGTATCGCGCCGCGCTTGTGCTGTTCTTGTCTTTGGCTGAATGTATTCTTCCGCTTTGTGTGCCTTTTCCCAATCTTCCCATCCGTGTTAAAACCCAATTGGGATGTTTTTTTAAACCGTGGATGATTGCTGGATGGCTAGTTACTGCTGTAAAATTTTTGCCCAGAACATTGGTGTAATAACGCGCAACTTCTGTTCTCAATTTTAATCCTAAACCCAATCCTTGGAAATCGGGCAACATGACCAATCTGTGGCCTTTGAAGGTGTTTTTTACTATGGGATGCGGAAAAGGAAGGACACTATAAAAACCTGCCAAAGTGCCGTCCACGTATGCAATGAAAACCCGTGCCGCGTTGTTGTGTGAATGGCTCAAATAATGATGTCGAGCAAACACTTGCCAAACGCTTTTGTCTCTTGTCTCGAATACTTCAAAACGAATGTTTGGTCTTTTTTTTTTGCCCCTTGTCGGAACGTCATGGAATTGGTGTCAAAAACCCAGTCAGGTAACAACCAATCTTCTACGTCATAATGGCAACCAACGGCAATGAATTGTCTGTCCGCTTTGCGCACTGCTTTTTGTACGGCATAAGAACCCACTTGAGCAACTTGACGGTCAACGACCGACGTGTACTCGTCAAACACAACCAACGGTTCTTCCGTCAACAAAGCACGCGCCATGTCCACCCGCATTTTCTGTCCATTGGATAGCACGGAATATGGTTTTAACCAAGACGGAGGTGAACTAAACCCAACGCTGTTGAGCATACGTGTCACTTCGTCCATTTTAGCGCGTTTTGGCATATCATCTACAACCGATGCGTGGGTGTATTCAAACCCTTCAAAATATGCGTCAGGAAACAACTCTTTGGCGATTGTGGTTTTTCCGGTGCCTGATGCTCCGACTATCAATCCAACATTCCATTTTTCTGGCAAGTCAAATTCACCTTGGAACCGTTCAGTCACTTCGGAGGATTGAAGGTCAAATTTGCCAATGACCGATTGAACCCGAAAAGATTCACCGGCTTTGTGGTGTCTTACAATGTCAAAAGACGGCATTCGTACCCTAGTTCTATGATTGCGTTGTATGCTGCTTCTTGTTCTTCTTCCGACGTGCATACAACTTCCACGCGATACAATTCAACGATGCTTTCTGAAAGGTCTTTTTCCGATGCTTCGTCTAACACAACCGGAATGTCAACGCCCATGTCTTCCAATTCTTGGGCTTCCCATTCGTTTGCCAATATGTCCATATCCCATTCGCCAAAGCTGACATTGTCACGAATGACGAATTGTCCATCTTTGGTTTCGTCCCATTCACGCACGTAAACTGGCACTTCATCCATGCCGGCAATTTGTGCCGCTTGGAGACGCATATTGCCGCCAAGTACGGTGCCATCTTTGTCAATGACAATAGGCCGAGCTTCCAACATTTCGGGAAATTCCTGCAAACTCTTGACCAGTTTGTTGAGTTGTCCCTTGCGTATGGCGCGCGGGTTGTTCGGGTTAGCCTTCAGGCTGGCCGTTTTCGCGTATGTCACGGGCCGTGTTGATGATGGTTTCAAGGGCATTGTAGAAGTTTTGGTCGGCAACAGCAAAGTCAATCATAATGGCCCACGATGTTGAATCCATTGTGGCACATTCAAGGTTGGCAGTGTCGTCTCCGTTGTTTTTGGATGTAAAAAGTACCCAGTCGTCACATTGACCGAGCAGGCGCTTGGCTTTGCGGAAGGTAAGAGGTTTGTTTGTCATGCGGACAGAAATTCGTTGTATTTGCGGCTCATGTCCTCCTCGGTTTCAATTAACCAAAACAAGGAGCGCACATGATGGACGGCTGTGGCGTGGTCGCGGTTCATAACTTGACCGATGGCCTTGTAGGTCCATCCTTGGTCGCGCAGAAAGTACGACACCATTTTCCGGGCGTCTACCAATGGGCGAAGGCGCACGGGGCTCACAATTTGTTCCCATGTAAGACCGAGGCGTGTGACGCCACGCTGGGCGCGCTGAAGGGCTTCGTCCTCTGTCATTCTGTACCCGCCCTCATGGGCAAGCGTACCAACGGCGAGATAAAAGGATTCACTTGGGATGTTGTCGGTTGCTTTCATTGATGAGCCTTTTTAGGGTCTTGAGCATTTTGCGATTGCACCCCCCGCATGAGGTGGCTTGTTCATTGGTGCCGAAGATACGGTTGTATAGGTCCGCAAGGTCTTGGTCAGTTAATGACCTGACGTCGTTGTCCACCGTGTCAAGGAATGTCCTGACCTCGGCGAGCTGTTCGCCTGTGATAACGGCCTCCCATTTGCCAAGGGGACACTCGGCCCATTTGAGTCGTGTTTTTGTCGGCATATGGCACCCGCAGAGCTTGGAGTCGGTGAACGCCTCGGTGACAAGCGGCCCGCAACTTTGGGTCGCCTCGACAAAGTGTTCACACCCTCGGCAGGTGTTCAGCCTATTTGCCCTTGTTTGTGCGCTGACGATGAACATGGCGGAGTTTGGTTTTGCTTCGGTGGAGCGATTGGTATAGCGTGGTTGCAGGGATGCCGGATTCCCTTGCTACTTGTCGGAGGTTGTACCCGTCGAGGTAGAGGTTGAGGACCGTCCGGTCAAACCATGCGAGGTGACGGGTTAAAATTAGCGCGTTCTCGGCCTCAAAAGGGTCGCGGGTAGGGTCAGGGTTCCCCAGTTCTATTTGAGGGGCGTCTACATACGTGAAAAGCCGTTTGAAGGCTCCCCGCGTTGACTCTATCCACATGGCCCGGCGGAAGTACGCCGCGTATTTGTCAATCGGTCGGCCGGTGCTTGCGAGCGCGTCGATGCATCGGAGGTACACGTTGTGCACGAGGTCACGGCCGTCAGGGTGAAACGACTGGGCCGAGGCCACAAGGTCGTCGTAGTTCTTGACGAACCACGCCTCAAATTCCCTTCGACGAGCGGAGTTCATCCACGAGGCGTTTGTAGTGGTGATACATTTGCTCAAGCTCGGCGCGTGTCCACTTGCGCGTTTGCTTGGACAATCGAAACAACTCCTCCGCCTTACCCTCGCCAAACTGGGCGTCCAAGTTGCGAGCGAACAGGAACTGCTCACCCGACCGGAACCCGTTGCACCGTTTACATTGGAACATGACATTGTCCTCATGCCACCGGGTGGACATACAGGCCCGGCTCATGAAGTGCCCCGCGTCTACCTCTGACCAATGCCGACGGGAGCCGCAGGTATAGCACTCCCCGTGGCCGGTGTCGTCGGTGGCGCGGAGCCGCACATATTGGGAGAAGACCGCGTCAACCTTTTTCACCATCGCCCCCCTCGGGTTCGTGGTCTTTCGTGTTCGGGTACGGGATGAAGTCCCACCGGCCTCGCTCGTCCGTTTGGACGCGCTCGACTTTGGCTTCCTTTTCAGCGGCTTGCTTCGCTTCACGGCGTTGTTGTGCGTATTGTTCGTACAAGGCTTTGACCTGTTCGTCGTCGAGGTTGTTGGGGGTTGCCTTTTTGAGCTCGCCCCAAGTGGCCTCGCGTCGCTCGGCGCGTTCGCCTTCGTACTGCTGAAATATAGACACAAGTTCAGGAAGTTTCAAACGCTCGTATCCGGGGCGATATTGGCCCGTCTTCAGCCGGTGGAAAATGATGGCCCATTCTTCGAGCTTCATGGCCGGAAACTCAAGCCGCAGGTGTTCGACCGCGTCAATGATGTCTTGGTCGGCTGTGATGGTGCGTGAATAGTCCAAGTACCGGAGCGTCTTGGCGACCATCGCAATCAAGGCGGCTTCGACCGCCGCTTGCGTTTGTGGGTTGTTGTATGCGGCTTGGACGTTGATGCCCTTATGCCATGCCTCCACCGGGTCCATCCGCGAGGCGGCGGAGATGTTGCTCAATGAGTGAGCCGTCCGTTGGACCATTTGTTGTTGAGCCTTTGCGATTTCTTTCATTTGTTTTGAATTGTCCTGTTCTACGAATCCAGCCACGCGCGGCGGCCTTCCAATCTTTGATGGGTTTGCCCCTGCCTTGCGTCCAACCGTTAGCCTCGTAATAATCCCAAAAGGCCATGGCGTCGTCTTCGGAGGCTTGAACGGCTTTGAAGGCTTCAACCACCTCATCCAAATTGTGTGGGCGTGCCCCTCTCTTTTTTGTTGTGTTTTTCTTTGTTCTTTCTACTGTAGTAGTTGGGGTATTATTTTTTCCTTCTGCCCGTAAAGTTTTTTCGGTCTGCCCGAAAGAATCTTTCACCCTGCCCGTCAAAATTTTACGGTCTGCCTGAACGACGAGGTGACGAACGCGACCATCAAAACGAGATTCAATGTAGCCCAATGCTTCCAGTTTCTTAATGGCTTTGGATGCGGTTGGTCGGCTGACGCCGTACTCGGCCTGAATGGTTTCGTTGGCTTTGTGAAAGGTCTTTCCCGCACCCGTAAACGAATCAATCTCGGCGAGCAATGCCTTCTCGACCAACGTAAGCCGTTCGTCCAACCAAACCTCGGCAGGAATCCATACACCCTTGAATTCTCTATGCGTCATGGGTACGTCTGTATTGTCCACCACCGTTTCTTCCAAGGGTCCCACGTCTTGACGCCGTGGTAGTAGGTCTTTTGTGGGCCGCTGTGGTATTTACTGCTTTTCTTGTGCGAGTTGGGAGGGAGGGAACCGAAGCCCCCTCCATCTATCCAACCTTGCGCGAGGTTCTTGTCGCTCATGCTTCGGCAAGTTTAGTAAAGTTCTTGACGCCTTTGTACAATTCGTACAACGTCGAGTCCTCCATCTCGTCCCACATATAGTCC